ATGTTAATATAAAATGTTAATATAAAATGTTAGTGCTAACATAAATCGTGAATTGATTATTTAAAGAAAGTGTTGACAAAGGTGTGCACATGTGCTATACTTAAAGCATCAAAGAGATGTAGCAAATCAAAAGGAGGAAATAAAGATGACAGTAAAAGAATTGTACATGGTACTATTGAGGTGAGATTATGACAATAAGAGATTTATTATACGCGTGTGGTAACGTCGATAAGAAAACGCTTATTACGGTAATACAGGCAACAGGAAAAGAGCTTGTTTCACAGAAAAAGGTATCACTTTTTTACGAATTACCGGAGTCAGAAAGCATATTAAAAAAGGAAGTTAATTACTTTAAGATATTTTCTCATGCTATTGTTATATTGGTATAAGGAGATGATTAAACAATGAAAGATTTCTTGATCACATGTTTTATATTAGATTTATTTGTAATCTTAATGTTAATAATATATGTATTTGCATAATACAGAAGGAGGGAATTTCCCTCCTTTTTATTTAGCAATTGGAATATTATTTTTCGGGTAATACGGTTGTAGAATTAACTTCGGCATTTTCTACTGGTGTAGAATTAACTTCGGTATTTTCTACTGGTGCAGGCATTATAATATCTGTTGGAATATTACTTTCGTGCAATATGTTTGCATTTTCAAGAGGTACAGGTAATTCAACAGCTGTTAAAGTAGCAATTCCGTTAATGTTTACTCCACCTCCCCCATAGACAAAGAATAATTCACCATAAATAGGCTGATTGGCATTTACTTTTGTAATAATTGTCAATGTAGGGCCGCCAGTTGTTGACGGTTTAGTACTTTCGGAAGTCTGATATGCGAGATTAGTATTAACTCCACTTCTCAGTCTTATTGTTATTGCACCTTCAAAATTTGCATTGATTGTTGCAATGAAAGTAATAATCATGAAACATGTGTGGTCACAAGTAAATGCAGAAATTGTATTCCATGAACCATTTGTTGTATTGTCTTTATTTAATACGTCTGTCTGGTAATAATATCCGCTATTTCCTGTATATTTAATATTTCCATACACATTCAGATATTCAAAGTTCGTTGGATATGTAATCTCACTATATACATTATTATATACTCTGCTTTTTTGTGTGTTATCGAAGTTACTAATTTCCCCTCTAATACTATTACATTTATTGTTATAAATATCATTAGCTCCACCTGTAATTAATTTACTTGAAGCTCCATGATAAATAAAAATGTCATAATTTTCTTGGTCAATAATTGCATTATTTAACACAATATTATCATGAATTGAACATTTATAACAGTCGTAGTCTGTATATAATCCTGTATATCCGCATGAAGTAATAATATTATTGGAAATATTGCTATATAATCCATTAACGAAAATTCCATATGAAGCGAAATTATCTATTGTATTTCCAGTTATAGTATTATTTGAAGAACTAGTTCCTTCTGCAATTCCTATTGATATTCCCCGTCCGTATGCCGTATCAATATTAGTAACAAAATCATTTCTATTTCCTGTAAAAGTGTTATTGGTAATTTGTGTATTGATTATCGTCTGGTTAGCGATAAAAGCAAAACCACTCATACAGTTATTTGCTATATTATTAGAAATAGTACTGTAATTTAAGTTTATAAATCGAAAAATATTTTTAATGTTATTAAACTGGCAGTTGTTAATAATAACGTGATACAAAGGGGCACTTTCGTTTGAATTTCTATTACCAATTGCGCAATCTTCTGAGCTTAAAATGTTGTAGTTAATTTTTTCGGGGTGCGAAAAGTTGCAGTTTTCGATTGTAATTTCCGTCGATGGAGAATTATCATAAGGGCCGAACCAGTTATATGAACCATAGTTTGTTGCCGCGTCTAGCTGAATCATTTCATATGAAAAACTAGTAAGAGCGTCGAATATACAATTACTAACCCAAACTCGTTTGCTACTGATAATTTCAAGAAAATGCCAGTCCTGTTTTACGTTGTTCGCAATTCTGCTTTCAAAAGTGCAATCGCAAATTCTGATATCAGAACAATGGCATACGCTAATAATTGTCTGATTTATTCTCAAACTTCTGAATCGCAATGAATCAAACGTAATAAAATTATTCGCTTCATACTCGCCTAACGTTCCGTTAGAATCATTAATAAAGAAAACCATATTACTTGTAGTACTTTGAATCAGCGCCCTATATCCGAAAACATAGGTATTAGATTTAATTTTAATAGTTTCGCTGATTAAATAATTTCCTTTTGGAAAATAAATAAAAGCATCTTGAATTGAAAAAGCTTTTTTTATTGCCTCTGTTGAATCTGTTTGCGCTGTGTTATCGGCTCCGCAATCACTAACAACATTTACAAAATTTGACATTTTATTTAATGCGTTAAGAGCATTTTCTCTTGAGATAACATCTTTTACATTAGCTATCTGCCCAAGAACATTAAATTTTTTTACATCGCTCATATTGTCTCCTTTCTAATTATATAAAAGCATAAGTTCAACTCTTTACGTTTTTTTTGAGAGTAATAGTTTCTGTGCTTTCATCATAAATAGCATTAATAATTAAATTATTAAACTGTGCGTCAATATATTCTGTAAGTGCCTTGTCTACATTAGTATTTATAAAGTTGACAATTTCATTCATTTTAGTTGTGAGTTTGCATACCTGCTCATAATAACTAAGACTATCATCATATGTTAGCGGTAAAATTTTTGCACCGCATGGATATAAAACTTTATCCATATATTAACCTCCTACCATAACTGAATAAATAATGAATTTAATTCATCAATTATCATTTTATCAATATTGATAATAGACTTCCTAAACTCAATCAAAAGTTGTCCATAATTTTCACTATTATTTTTTCCTATTACATTTTCTGTCCACGTTTCTGTTGTTTCACTTGTTCCTTGTTCGGCTGTTGTTCCACTGGAGTTTCCCGTATTCACCGTTGTTCCCTTATTTGTCTTTGTCCCTTTATCTGTGTTAGTATTTGTGTTAGTTCCTTCTGTAGTACTTCTTCCATTTTCATCGGTACCATTAGTTACGGTGTCGGTTCTTGAAATCATACGAATGTCAGTAAGATATTTATCTGATTCAATACCAGCAATTCCTCCTTGTGGGGTATCGTTAAATTTATTTGTTTCGTTAAAGTTATTATTATTACTTGTTTCTGCGTTATATTCACTTGTTCCCTTAACAGTGTTTTTTCCGGAATCCGTTACTGTTCGATCATTTGTTTCTTCGTAATCATCCGTTTTATTATTAGTACTAGAATTAGTTGTGCTTCCGCTTTTAGTATCGGTTCCTCTTGTCGTTTTCGTAAAGGTTGTTGTTATATTTGTATTGTATAAGGGGTTAAATTCATAAACAGTGGTTTTATATAATTGGTTGTATGTAGGCATAATTTCGCATAGAGTAGCGTCAAGCCACAACTGCCATAAACCAACGGTTTCTGCACAAATTTCTCGTGTATAATAAGATCTCAAGATTTTTTTACAGAGAATCTTTCTATAGCTTTCATCGAAAATTTCCCAGTTAGTTGTGAAGATTTTATCCCAAGACTTGTCAAGTACAGAATTGATATTATTGAATCCGACGCTTTCCTGTAGTCCTGCTTTTTGCTCACAAATATATCTTACTTCTGTTGTGTACTTACTCATTGTCTTCACCTCCTAAAGTAGGAGCATCTAAACCAAGGTCTACTTGTCCGAGTTCGTCAATTTCATCTCTTATAGTCACCTCGATATTTGTCCCGAACATAGTATTGATTTTTTCTACCGCGTGTTGTCGCTCAGATAATCTTGAATATCTATTAGCGAGCGTTCCGCCAAGACCTCTTAGAACCTCATCTTTAATCAGGCGTTCTTTTTTCATAACGTTTGCAGATGGAATACCTAAGTATGTAAGAGCTTCGTTCCACAAGTTTGTTTTTAAATCATAAATTTTGTCGCATACAAAAGGTGCGTCTGTTTTTAAACAAATAACAGAATTTTCATCAAAGGAATTGTCAGCAAAGATTACAGGACTATTTCCATCCATCTCTTTAAACGCGTTCAGTAGTGTTAGTCTTAACTTTTGATCGCACTTTAACAAAATAGGTGTTTTTTGAGCATTGACATTAACATCAATGATTCTGTCTAAATTATAAAGTCTCTGTGCAAATAATTCAATAACCGGAAAAGTCGGAGTCCTGTCCATGTTATTCCAAATAATAACACTATCAGTATCATATAAAGATTTGCGATAATTATTATATTTAGAATATGCTACGCGTCTAATAGGTTCGCCATAGACGTTAAAATTTCCGTTACATACTACGTTTAGGGCAAGGTTTCCAACCACTTCGTCATTGAAATAAACAGCCCCGGCATTATAAAATAACGCCTGTTCAATATAGCGACTATCAATAGTGGAAGGTATGTTCTTCCACTCAAACATACTAATAGAAATCTGCCGTAAAATAGAAAGATACTGCCCGTATGATCGCATATTAAGATTTAATGAGTCACTAAAGTAACTTTTCTTTTTGCTCAAAATATCACCTCCTTACGACGGGCTATTATCAAGGTCATAGTTTCCAATTTCCGTGTGTTTTTTCCAGAACCTACAACCAGAGTTGAAAATATTTTCGATTTTTCTTGCATCGTCAGATGGCAAATTTCCTTCTACTATGCAATCTGTAGTTTTTACATACGTCCAATGCGGCCTTGCATTCATGTTAGGAGTGGCAGTTCGCCGTACGGCATATCCAAAAGCTGAAAAATAATCATCGATTACTTTTGCGTACGCTTTTGTAATACACTTTTCATAAATTCTGAAACCCTTCTGCTTTGTGGCAAGTAGGAAATCACTTTCTTGTGTTCCCTGATTTCTTGTTCCCATTTCAACTGGTACAGTATTAACAGTTAATAAATCAACTACTTTTCCTATGCTGCTACTGATACCGCCAAACAATGCCCCGCCAATTGCGCCGAGAATACCTCCGCTAGCTCCTGCGGCTCCACCGCTGATTGCCCCCTTCGTGAAACTGTTGAACAAACTGTTTGGTACAGATGTGTTTTGCTGTGCAGTATAGGCACGGTATGTATCAATGTTGTAAGCGCATAAAGGAAAGCTTGACAGACTTACTCGCTCATCAATTTCTAACTGCCCATTTCCTGACATAGACTGAACTTTGTAGTTAATAGGCATGAACAAAGCCTGAGTTGATGCCCCGAAAGACGCCTGTTCCGTGAAACTATATGTTCCGCTACTTGTATTTCCCGGCACAGTATTGAAGCACTCATACTTATAATCTTTTTTGTCACCCTCTCCATTGCTTACCTCGGCATATTTGTACGGATAACAGAATAATTTATTATTTTTGGGAACGTAACCATCAAGCGTATTATAGGGTTTATTATTTGTATGTGTTTCTTTGTATCTGTCCTCAATCGGAGTTCCTCCTGGCACTACATATTTAGCCGGAAGCGAATATATTTTAACAATATTATCTGCTTTATTTTTATCAATTAAATCATTGATATATTTATTTGCGGATTCTGCCGTTACAAAAACAGATATTAGACATCCGCTATAAACTCCGCCAGGAATACCGCCGCCAGAGCCTCCCGATTCTGCCGCTGTCACTATAACAATAGGATTAAAAGACGTTGTTCCGGTAAGGGTATAATCGTGAATACCTTCAATGACGTGATCTCCAAAGTTGATTCCCTCATCAAGAATATTAACGCCGATTGAATCATCTGTCACATGCTGTCGCTCAACAAAGCATTGCTTTAACTGAAAAGCTCCCATCCACGTTGTGAGATAGTCAATTTCAAAATGAATTTCCGTCATACCGTTTGAACGGTATTCAATATTTGTAATAAACGCATAAAACCATTTATTTTCATATGATGTATTTTTGTATCGCAAATATCCTGCCGAAAGGAGATTGGAAATCGGAGTTCCGACTCTGATAATGCCTTTTTGCTGAGATACATACGAAAAGTTGGTCAAAGTTGCTATTTTTCCGATATTTGAAAAATATAAATCTTTATTCGCCGTTGAGCTAAAATATAATGCATTATCATAATTACCAGATAAGCCAATATCTGAAAATATTTCAACTGTGCTATTCGGAGATATATACATTATTTCACCCTCTTATAAATCTCAATTACGCTGTTAATATTTATTTTTTTATAAATGTTATCGTCGGTTTCATATAAAGACGAATTTATATTTCTATCTATATCTAGCATAATATCTCTCCTTTTATTATAATTAAGCGGGGAATCTTATCCCCGCTATTATATTAATTAACTTTATCGAGCTCTATGGTTGCTCCAACTTCAGTACTTGCGTTGATTGTAGTAGAAGCTTTAGCCTTATAAGTAGTTCCATTTACCGTTGCGCTTAATACAAGACCAGTTGCAGTAGCACTTTTCGGAATCAGCAAAGCTCCGTATTTCTGCACACCTACACCGACTTTTGTTGCCTGCTCTGTTTGAACTAACTGAACATTGTGGGGTGCTAAGGTAGCTGCGTCCACCTGCGGTTCCAAACAAAGAACTGTAGCAGTTTCGGAAATGGACTTATCGACCACCTCAAACGTGATACTAGCGGGAAGACTAGTTGTAGAGGCATTTGCAACAAACACAATAGCGTTAGCAAACTGGGAAGAACTAATCGTTTTCCATGTATGATAGAAGTAATTCCAATACAGACCGGATGCCACATATTTTTCAGTAAATTTGTTCATATTATCATAGCACTGAAACCAATTTTCATCCAGCAAAACCGCTTTTACATTTGCCATAAGCTCGAGTTCGGTGGATGTTACTTCCTCGATGCCGTCTGAGTAATCACGGATAACTTCGAAGCGTTCATTGTCAAACGTTGTAAAATCATCAATCAGGAAAAGACTTCCCATGAACGTAGCCTTGTCCATGTTAAACGCGGCGGCCAAAACTTCTACGTCATACTTTGCGTTGAAATCAGAATCCATAAAAATAACCTGTCTCTCGCGAGGAGTATTATTTCTAACGGATGCCGCGTTGTAAGTCGTTTTCGGGAACGTGATTGCATTAGATTTCGATCGGAAAGCGGTTGCGTAATTTGACATTTTAGAATCATCAACTGCTACCGGGTACATCTGCCCTTTTGTTACTGCTTTGATAATCAAATATTTAAACAACAAAAATTCATCATACTCAGCGGCAGTATATACTGATTCTACAATTTTAGCGATTAAATCAGTTACACCCTGTTCACTCAGAAAAGCCCTTCTTAAATCTTCGTCCTGAATGGTCACCGGATACATAACGCGCCAGTTCATGATATGAAACTGACTGTGTACATCAGGAAGGGAACGCTTAAGCTCTCTTCCCTCTCCTTTATCGGGGTCATAATCAATCACTTTTGCAATGCTCACAAAAATATCTTCTACCGTTTCCCCGAACTCAAGATAACCTTTTTTCAGTCTGAAATACGGGTTATTAAATGTTACGCTCTGCGCCCTCACTAATGCAATACGATTTACTAATGCATTTAAAAACTGATTAGCTAATGCCGGAGTGCCGCAGATAATTTCTCCTACTGACGGAATCTGCGTTGCTTTTTCTACCACGGGAACGCTCTGTTGATAATCGTAACTGGCATTCTGCCTGATAACGTTTAAAATGTCAATCGTGCTCGCATTAAGACTACTCTGTGCAATTCTCTTAGCCATAGTTATTTGACCTCACTTTCTACAGTAAATAAATCCTCAAATTTTGTCGGTGATTCATAATGCTCAATTTCGGGTTCGCTCTCAGGGCTATCATCTTCTTTTCCCTCAAACCGTTCCTTGTAACGTTTGCGCCACGAAGCGTCATTTTCTTCGTATTTTGTTTTCCAATCTTCCGTGTCTGAAAATGAATCAATAGTATCTGACAAATCCTCTAACAATGAAATATTATCGTCACTTAAATTTTCTCCAAAGCTTGCGGTAAGTCTTGCGACTAAATCTTCTTTTGTTGATACTGCCATTTTTATTAACTCCTTTCTTAAATAATCCTTCTCATAAAAAACCATAGCGGCATATCTTTTTTACCATGCGCTGGCCCGGGCGGCTTGGGTTCCACTCCTCCGGCCCACCAGTATACTAGCATTACGTTTTCATGCGCGGCACTTCCGGTGGGGGCTTGATAGAAATTGCCGGAAGTCTGCTTCCAAGAAGACGGACTTGCAGATTTATTATCGTAAATGAACTGATAATAATTCTGTGCATATGCAATACGCTCAGTCAATTTATTTCCGGGGACACCTTCCCAACACGCTAAAAACTCCTCTACCAGTAACGGCAAATTCGTACTTGTTGATGACAAAAATTCAGACAAATTTTTATATCCCATCACTGAATTTGCCGCTGTCCAGTAATTTTCGTGCAGTACAAAATTTAACTGCCCATAAATATCACCATCATCATAGCCATGACTAGTGACCCATGTATGCAGATTATAACAACGACCATGCGGGGTTCCAACATTAGTCCACTGTCCCAAACCATATCCACCTATTCCGTCATACTGATATTCGTGATCCCAGGTTGTAGGAATGAGTGATTCCCAGATACCCGGATTCATTCCAGATTCCCACGCCCAGCAACCACACATGGCAGAGACCACATAGGGGCTAATTTTTCTTTCGTCGGGCATTTTATCACTCCTTATATTTATTAAAAATGGGCATCAAGTCATTTACGCAATGCTGAACCTTCGTGTAGTCATAGCCAGCCTGTTTTAATAACTTTTTTCTATCTTCTCCGTTTCCGTATGTTCCGTTAATAACTTCGATTGCAATAGCAATTGTTTCAGGGATTCTAATAAAACTTACCTCTGACATTTGTTGTCCTCCTTTGAAATATGAAAAATTGATAAAAGTTTTTCAGGTAAAATATCAGTAATTTTAGCAAGATTTTCAATGATTGACACTACTTCTGTAAGACAAACAAAAGAAATTACAATCGGAAGTAATTTAATACTTAAGACAAAACCTACTTCACTTCCGTATGTATCAATCATTAGTGCCAAAAAATAACAGATTAAAAAACCAATCTTTTTAAAAATTCCGTCACGCAGTTTCGTTGACTGCAAATCTTTTGCCTTAACTGCTGAAATTAAACCGGTTACTAAATCTGTTAAATTAAAAAGTAATGCCACGCCGATACTATGCATGTATTCACCACCTTTACTTTTAATTGTATATGTGTTACAATATAAATATATCATAAATAAAAAAATATGTAAAGGAGTGTGTACTATGAATTTACAAAAATATAATCATTTTATATCAGATGATAAAATCCATTACAGCGGAAATTTATTGTTATCAAAAATGGATAAAAATAGAAATAAGCCAGAAACGTATATTTCGACGTCGAACCGTAGCGCAGGAAAAACAACATGGTTTGGGGGATACATTTTAAATAAATTTTTAACAAAAAATGAATTGTTTTGCATCTTAATGAGGAAAAAATATCAGCTTGAAAAAGCAGTTTCTTTTATGGCGTATTTTCCCAGTGCATTATCAGTTTACTACCCTGATTTAGAAATGAAAGAAGAGGTAGGAATTAAAGGAGTGTTCAACAATATCTATATTAGACTTCGCGGAAAAGAAAATGAATGGCTCTTATGTGGCTATAGCACTTCACTCAATTCCAGCGATGATATACGAAATTTTTCAAACGTTTTTAATCATGTTACGAGAATATGGCTCGATGAATTTCAGCCAGAAAGCGGCGATTATGTCAAAGACGAGGTGAAGCGAGTTTTTTCTATTCATACATCACTGGCAAGGGGCGGTGGCTCGCAGAGTAGATATTTACCTCTTATATTAACCGGAAACTTAATTGATGTAAATAACCCTTATTATGAACACTTTGGAATAAACCGCGATATAAATATTGAAACCAATTTTTATAGAGGAAATGGCTTTGTTCTTGAACAAGGGTTTAATAAAAGTGCCGCAGATGCTCATTCAAATAGCACATTTAATCAATCTTTTTCAGAATCTGATTACAGTAAACTATTAACAAAAAAAGAATATTTAAAAGACGATAACACTATGATTTTAAAAACTCCTAATTTAAAAGGTGATTACTTATTTACTATTAAGTATTATGATAAATATTTCTCAATTCGTTACTTGTATGGTCTGGCGTTTTACTATGTTAATGAAACTGCTGACTTGACATATAACTTTGCACTTGCCGCAAGAAAAGAGGACTTATCGGATGATTGTATTTTTGACGGAAATAATCGTTTTAAAAAACGAATGAAAAAAATATATCATAATAATATGGTTCGATTTTCAAGCTATAAGGCGCGAGAAGCTTTTCTCGAATTTATTAAATAAAAATTACCCCGCCGAGAGAAGACGGGGTAATTTAATTCATTCAGAGTATAATGTGTTTGTTTGGAATCATGACTGTTTTTACTTAGCGCACCGTGGGTAGATACAAAAATGAATCTACAGTTACTTATACACAAACTTTTCAATGATTATAGACTACTAACAAATAATCTTTACTTCGGATATTATCCTTTATTTGCCGTTACTTCTATTATCGTTAAAAGTTTATTCCTATTATTTCAATGGAATCACCCCTTTCCCTTATTTATATTTATTATATCGCAATCCTATAGAATTGTCAATAAAAACCGCCGGAGTTTTAATCCGGCGGATATATAAGGAAAAGAGGAAAGAATGGGGTTCCCCTAACCATAAGGGGCTTATTACTGTGGCGGATATCAGGTGCTTTCTTTTGTTGCCATTGCAATAAAATCTTTCTCAAGCATTTTGTATACTGCTGAAGAAACTTCTTTCTTTGTGCAAGAAACAATAAGAATATCTTTACTTCCTAAGATAGAAATAAGGAGCTTCTTTGCTTCCTTTTTTCTTACTACTCCGTCCAATTCACATATATCAAGCTGTCCATCCTTTACAAATCTAACTTCTGTCTTATATTCAATAATGGTTCTTGTAATATATTTTGCCATATTCTATTCTCCTTTAGTCAGCAAGGCTAAGAGTAATAAACTCGCGCCCATTTTTAGATTTTAATTTATCAACTTTAACTGAGAACGGGTCAGTGTCTCCCATATCTGTGAGCGTATCAATAATATCTGATAAAGAACGCCTTACGCTTTCCGATCTGGTCGCGTATAATGCGTCGCAACCTGATTCATCAGGCTCAGAAATGATGAGAAGAGAATTGAACACCTCTCCAGTATTTTCATTTATAATTTCCTGTTCAATATAACCTTTAAAAGGAATGATCGTTCCCTTAGCCAACTCTTTCATGGGAATAGCATCATTTCTTGAGGTATAAGACAGAACTTTTCTTGCGGTTAAGCCTTCACTTGTTTTAATTACTTTTGCACTCATGTTTTCATTCTCCTTTTTATTTATATTTTGTAGTACCTGCAATAGAGAAGTTCTGACACCGTTTATCATTCGTAAATAAAATCCAGCGGTTTCACCCGTGACAATCTGTATTTTATTATCCGAACCCCTCTATCCGGTACATATATATCTTAGCACGTTTTTATATGTTTGTCAACCCCATATATCATCCTTTTCATATATTTCATTATTTTTCAAAGAAGAAATAAGTTCTTCGTACTCATCAGTAATTGATAATTCATACGAGGTTCTTTCCATTGCAATGTATGTTCCGATGTGTAGAATGTTTCCATCAATAGTGAGATCGAAGTTGTCAGTATCATTGTATAACAATCGTTTTTTCCATGCTTGCCGATCTTCCAGCGTTCCATCAGCTCCCACTATGAAATGCATACCGACTTTAAAATTTTCGATTTTACCTAAAAGCTTTGCTCCTAGTTTTTTAGGCACTCCTGCTATTGTAATGTGTAATTGATCGTTTTCGTCATCGTACGCGTATTTCTTTGCGCCGAGAGTTGTAAATCGTTTATAAAATCCATCAAAATCCGCGATACCTAAAATTTGTAAATCTCCTTTTTTCGTGTATGCTTTGAACGATACATTACAATTTTCAGCGTATTCAATCCATTGTTTGTTGTAATTTTCTAATAATTCTTTATACTTTTCTCCGTTCTCGATTTTAACAGAATCAGTATCGGCATAAATAAAATCTTTGTATGTTAGGTCGATCAACTCCTGTAAACGGACTCTGGCTAAAGCAGTAACCGTTACCCCCCACTGATAATTTAAAAACTTTCCACTTCTTACATTATAATACGATTCAATTTGATTCTTTGCTTCCTCTTCCGTGGGAGTTCGTAATGTTAATTCATTTAAATTCCCCGAAAAATCCGATATATCTTTTACGATTTTCTCAACCATCATGCCGAACGATGCATTTACACGGTTTTTTGACTTCATGTATTCATACTCAGAACCCTCAATACCCTTTAGCTCTGTTTTCTTTGTATACCAACTCGCACACTCTTTTCGTATTTCATCAGGCAAATATCCTTTTGTTGTGTAGTATGCCTTTGTTATTTTCATTTTACCTACATATTGATTCTTAATAATGCTATATTCACAACCCAAAAAACTAAATTCAAACGATTCCTTTTGTAATATCAGGCGGCCATTATCAAAAATACCTGTATTGTATGCAGATGCTGGGCATATCATTTTTGATTTTGGAATGTATGGAACGGGTGTTTTAATATTATCTCTTAACTGAACATCCTCAAAAACAGCTTCAAATATGCACCAGTAATTGTTAATATAATATTCGATTCCATCAGGTGTCTGAACAGAATTTGTACATTCCATCAATCGACCAGACGGAAACTGGTCTGAACATATCATTACAGCCGGATATGATGACGCAAAATCGTATGATGTTACATTAGATATTATTCTACCCACTTTATAGCGGTTAGCGTGTGTATTGCCGCCACGAAACGCTTTTACTAATAAATTGTATTGTTCTAGGGTTATCTTTTCTTTATCCATATATTTTTGTCTATATGTTTTTTTCTGCTTAAATTTAGCATCTGACTTAGCACGATACGAACCACCATTGTATGTACTTCCTAAGCATGCTTTTTTATATGAACGCCTAACATATCCTGTATTTGTCATCGGAATTGTTCTAAGATTATCACCTTCTTTTTCCATTATTGACTTAACAGCGTGGTACAATGTGATTACATCCATCCCCGAGTAGTACAAAATTTCGTCTGATAACTCAGACCACGGATAGCGGATAATTTCATAATCTATTAGCTCCTTGTCTTTCTGATACTCTGCTGAGTTGTAATTTTCACAGAACTTAGCTAATGACATATTAGACAATAAGTAACTGTCACGAAAAATGATTGTATCAGAATTTAGTTCAAATTTTGCTACTTTTCGATTCTTTACCAGAAAAACCTTAGTAAAATCAATATCTAAAATTGACTTTAAAAACTGATACTCAAACGAGAGATTGTGCACATAGCAAACAGCGTGAATATTATGCTTTAATAGAACTCTCTCTATTTCAGAAAAAAGCATATAACACTCAGTTCGCGTTCTGCAAAAGAAAACAGTGTCAAGCAAATAAAGCTGATACAGGTAGGGAAAACCTAACATATATTCCTTCGGGTTATGCGGATCGTTTTCTGGCATCGAAGACGTTTCAATGTCAAAAGTTAAAGGAGTGGATAACAGCGCTTTACCTTTTTTGTTTAAGAGAAGACCGTCATTATTCACTAAGTAATCTATTTTCTTCTCTATTGACTCAAAGGAATATGTATAATAAAAACCAGATAGACGACTATCTGGCAGTATATCTGGTTTTCTTAAATACGGCATTTTTACACACCCCCTTGTTAATAGTTGCTAAAATGAAATCCAATTTTTATCTTTATTTTGCTCTAGCGAATTACGAATATAGTCAGCAAGTGTTTTATTAGACTCTTGAATTTCATCGTATATATCTTTAATAGATTTATTTCTATTATCTATTTTTTGCATACCTATTGCTAAAATCAGCTGGTCACTGTCATACTTATTTTTAGATTCCACACCTTTAGTAGTGCCTAAAAAATTAAGCATTTCAACTATTTCATCACTTGACATTGTATCAAGCTCAGGATAGTTTTCTTTTATTGTTTCTACTCTTTGTCTCTCTATTTCCGACACTCCTTCTAATGTTGCAGATTTCCAATTTCTGACTTTCTTTAATAACTGTATTGCTTCCTCGTAGTTGCTAATTTTCCTAGATTTTAAACGATGCAATAAATTACCTTTTTTACCGATTGCACCTGAGCTGATTGTAGATTTAATATAATCTACGGTTTTCGATGCTTTTCCAGCTTTTTTAATTTCCTTTGCCCTTTCGTTAAATTCTTTAACTAATTCTCTGTATTCACGCTCTAATAAATCTCTTCTGCTAACTTTCCTAGCCATATTCAATCCTCCAATTTATACATTTCTGATATTTTAATTGATTTCAAAATTTTAACATTAAAATCAAATGTAGACTCTGCTATAATACTAACCATATTGTTTTCATAATAAGCATTAGTTTTAATCATGATTTTGTCATGATCAATTTTCATATATATCAAATGTGTACAAGTAAAACCTAATTTTTTCAGTTTTTTAATAATATTTATTTCTGCTACCCTTTCGAACAAGTATTCATTTGTATAATTTGTAATAAGAGTGTCAATAAACTCGCTCTTTGTTTGATTGTTACAACTACTTTCAAACTCAAGCATTTCAATATTTGATTTTAAAAGAGAAACTGTTATACGTTCTTTAAACTTTGAAATCATCTTATTTCCTCCTTTTGATTTGCTACATCTCTTTGATGTTTTAAGTATAGCACATGTGCACACCTTTGTCAAACCTTTTTGCAAATTATCAATTCACCATTTATGTTATCACTAAGAACCACCCATCCTATTGAC